AAAACTTTAAGTCAAGATTCATAGTGGGTTGCGGCATGATTATAAACGGGCAACCTAAACTTATGCCAATGGTATTAGACAAGGATGGTAGATGGAACAACATGATAGTGTAGAGTTATTAGAAAATTTTATAGATAAAACAATTACAGATATTGATTTAGCTGAAGACTCTACTGGATCTATGTTAACGATTAAATTCAGCAATAATGAATCACTTGTTATTGCTGGAGATATTTTTGATATTTATTTTGGAGTGTTAAAGGGCACTGAATTTCACTAATGGATATTAATAAAATTGCAAAACGCATGGAAGGTAAACGCATTGAAGAAGTTCAAGTTGTTTATGGTGAAGATACATTAATCATAACCATAAGCGATGAAGGCGAAGTATTTAATGTTGAGATTGTAGTAGATAGTATTTATCTTGAAGACGAATAAGAAACCTATTACCTTGCCTAATGGTCTGGAAACAGACAACTACTCACAAGAATACCAAAGATATTGTGAAGCATTAAACCTTTCCAAGAAACCACTCAACAAAAGAAGAGAGTGGCTCATGAAACTTAAAGATGAAAGGCGAGTATCAGAGCTTAAAAAATGGTTAAGTTTTATATGGGAAAATAAATCATCTAATTTCTAAACTTCTATATATCACACCATCATGCCATGTCTGGTCTTTCTTCTGGTCATATGTATTTATAACCTCAAAAGGATATAAGAATATAGGTCTTGTATTTCCTTTAAAACAAAACGCATAAAGCAACATACAATCATCACTTGAGTAAGCACTAGCTAACAAAGATATAATTTCATACTCTTTTTCTTTTATACAATCTGTACCTTTAACATTAACTACAAATTGTTTTTTACCAGTATCTACATAATAATCAGGAAGATTTCTTAACATTCTGCTCATATTATAAAAGTGAGGGATATTATCATTCTTTTCATCAAACCCAATTCTTCTGATAAAGTAATCTTTACAGTAGTCTTCAAAAAATTCTTCAGCAAAATTACTGCCAGAATTTCTTTCTTTATAATTCATGCTAGCATTTAAAGACAAACCGTTACTCCATTTTCATCTGTAGTACATACGATAATATTATCATCTGGTGTTACTATTATTTTATCTTGTGCATATACTTGTATGCCTGTCACTAAAGTAATTGCTACTATTATAAATAATATATTATACTTGCTCATCTTTACTCTCCTCAAAAGTTAACTTGTTATCAGGATACATTTTATAAAATTTGTTCTTTATATCATGTACCACTTCTACCCTAATACTACCATCACCCTCTTTAAAAAATTGAACAGTGAACCAATCACCCTCTATCGCCATTCTTCTTGTTATCATTCTTACATACTCCATGTGCTGACAATGTTCTTCCACACCACCATTTGTTATCGTCATAAGTGTTTGCGGGTTGTTTGCATTTGTGGCAAACCCGCTTTTCTAATTTAATCTTCGTCATGTAAAGGGTCTTCTATCCACTCGTCAGGCATAATTGGAGATGATTTTTTTCTATCCAACTCATCTGCCAAGTCATTAGCATACCACGCAATCTTACGAAGCTCTTGAACCCAGTCATCCTTCTTACCAAGTCGTTGAGAATACTTCATCAGATTACCTTTGACATAGTGTTTGTAATCGTCACCAAGTTTAGCCTTAATGACTTCTATAGTTTCTATCCCTCCCACCTTGTAATGGTCTGGGTTAATCATATCACTCATGATTTCTCCTCTATAATTATCATGCCCCTATCAACCTCACAAGAGACATTTTTTACTTTAACATAAACAGTACCATCATCACCTATTCTATGTATCAATTTACCTTTATAACACATTATTTCTTTTGAATCTAATGGTTGATTAATGTAGTAATAACAACCAATACCAATACATAATAACACTACTAATGCAAAGACTACAAATTTTATTATTGTTTTTATTTTATTCTGAATCATCATCTTCATTAACCTCTTTAAATTTTCCATCTAAATAATCATCTATATCATTGATTAATAGTTTAAGGTTTCTTTTAAATACAGTAAACAATTCTTTATTGTACATTATCTCCATCATCTTATACAAAGGAATGCCAAGAAGCCAAGCGTTGATTTGCATGATTTCATTTTGTGACATTAAAAATTCTAGAGCTTTTTCTCCCATTGGCTGTAATCGTCCATCATACTTCTTACACTTTCTATAATCATCTAGTGCTTTGTAAAGTATGTTGATATACAGTGCTCCTTCTGGAGTAAATAACAATTGACTTTTTGTATTGGAAAAATCAATTTCATCGTTAATCATGATAATCACTACCCTCTTCTAATTACATTTTTGTCGTTATTTAAAAGCTCTACTGTATAATCATACATGTAACAAAATCTTACACGAAAGGAGATCAGCTATGTGGACAAAACCAGCAGCTACTGAAATGCGTTTCGGCTTCGAAGTTACAATGTATGTTTGTAACAAATAATTAGAGGGGAGCATCACTGCTCCCTTACTAATCTATTATATCCCCTACCTCTTCTTCTTATCCATTCAACATCCAATCTAACTCTTAATCTATTATTACAAAGACCTAGAATTTCTGCATCTTTGGGTAAGAATTTTACATTTTGTTTAGGGATTCTCCTAACCACCTTGCCATCAATGGTTTTTGATGCACCATGTTTAATGTGTTTAGAATGGATCATCTTCTAAAGCAAAGTCTTCTTGTTTAGCAGGTGCATTACTTGCTGGGTAGAACACCTTTACATTACCAAGAATTGGAGTTTTAACTCCAGCATCTCTTTCTTCTTTTGAAACTGATTGACTGATGAAGCCATTGTTACCGTACTTGTCTTGCTCATCAAGATTTATAAAAGTCGTTAAGTCCAAATACTGACCTTTCTGACCTTTGTACAACTTATCTTTATCAATCTTTGTTACATCTATTCTAACGCTAACTCCTACTGTTGCCATTATTGATTCCTTTCTTTTCTATAAAATTTGGCAGCCATTTGAAAGACTGTCTCATGACCAAAGGCATCTGGAACTTTTTTAATTAACTCCCAAACAGCTCTGTCAATTCTATCAGCGATTTCTTGAGATTCTGATGCACTTCTCTTACGCTGTATTTCTTCTTGAGAAAACTCTCCACTTGCTACTGCTCGTAGAGTATCTCTTTCTTCTTCATTAAGCCTTAATATAGGCTCTGATACTACTGCTTCTACTGTAGTAATTTCCATTATTTCTTCTCCTGTAATTGGTTGATAGTATCATCAACTTCTGATAAGAACTTTTGTACTCCATCCTCTAGTTCTTTTATTAGTGTATCATCTCTTTCCACTCTTACCACAAATAATTGTAAACTTTCTGGAAAGTCTGGATTGAATGATACGAAGTCACACCACTTACGCCCTGTACAAGCCATCTGCCATTGCATCTGTGGTATGTATTTACTTGGGGCTTCTCCAGATATAATTGTATCGGTATGAGTTGTTGCTAATGGACATTTAATTTCTATTAATCCATCTTCACCAACTAAACCATCTGGACTAGCTCCTGTCATTGGAATAGTAGGATGGTCTATAAAACCTACCTCTTCTACATCACTATGTTTAAACATATATGTAGTACGAGCATCCTCTTCTCTTTCAATGCCCATTCTCATTGCATCATTAAAGTATAAATCTACTTTCTTTCCAGTTAACCTTTCTGATACAAGTTGAATACGGTAATTCTTACGAGTTATTGCTTCTTTGCCTGTCTTTAATGTAGCCATAATATCAGCTACACGACTAGCAGTAACTTTTCCAAGACGAGCCTGAAACCATTCATCACTTCTCTGTTCCATCTTTACTCTCCCTTATTTCTTCTATGAAACTCTGACACTTCTTACGAGCATCACTATCCATTTTATTGTACACAGCTCTAGCACCTTCTATGCCTTGAGTCTTATATACATTCTTAATAAGCTCTAACGGGTCTAGATCAACAAGGTCTTCACCTTGAAATAAATGTAACCCAATACCAAATGTAGCAATACACTTTGCCAAACATCTTTGCATCGCTGTATTAACTTCCATAGCATTAGGATTTTTAATAGCTTGGTTTCTATAATTCAATACTGGTAATTGCATTGACATAGATTTGCCAAAGGCATGAACGGTACAGAAAACCATCATTGTATCATTAAATACTTTTGGGTCTTGATGTTCCCATGTAGCCATTGGGTCATGTTGTAATAAGATATCAGCCGCATGTGCCCAAGCAAGGTAATTAAACTCACCTTTCTTTTCTACAAATCTACTAACATCTAATACTCGTAGTTCATTAAACTTACTCATCTTTATCCTCCTCTTCAAGTTTATCGTTTAACTCTTTTAAATCATTTGTTGCTCTTTGTAGCTCGAATATAATTCTTGCTAACTCGTCATTTAAATCCATGTTTCTCTCCTTATTGATAAATGAAACTTCATTGTATATTATATTTTACTATATTGCAAGTACTTATTTAAAAATATTTTTACATTAAAATACTTGCACTAAATAAAACATCATGTATAATCTACTATACATTAATAACTAGGAGAGATGTAATGGATAGAGATAGTTGGTTACAAGACTATGACGGCTACTGTGAAAGTCAATGGAGATGGCAACAGGAACTGGAGAAGCAAGAGTATGAAGAAGAACAAGCATTAGAAAAATATAAACAGGAGAAATATAAATGACATTTGAAGAAGCACTAACATTATTTAATAACAGCAAGAAAGATTTGAGAGAATCTTTAGGAGTAACTAGGCAGGTGATGTACCATTGGAAGAAGTCTAATCAACTTCCAGAGTTACGCAAGTATCAGATAAAGGAGATATTAAGTGAGAGACAGAGTCTTCACACACATAGTGAAGGACAATGAGGGTGAACCTATAAAGCGTTTCCAATCCAAAAGGGAAGCTGAATGGTTCATAGAAAACAAACCGTACCTACATATCGAAAAGACTGGAGAGAAACAACAATCTGTCAACGATATGTTAGCAACATATGAGGAGTGTTTATTTTGAAAATTAGAAACTGGAGTAAATTTCAACCGCCTATGAAAGATCGTAATGTAATTTGGATAAAAGTCTACAGACAAATACTTGAGGATTATGAGTGGCACAATCTTAATTCTGATAGTAAAGCTACATTAATTGAGTTACTTTTATTAGCATCTGAAAACAATGGTGAACTACCTGAAGTCCACAAGATAGCCTTTAGATTAAGGAAGACAGAGGATTTCATTAACAAGCAAATCAGTCTGTTATCACATTGGTTACAAGATGATAACAACTTGATAACAACTTGTGAACAAAATGTTTCCCTAGAGAAGAGTAGAGTAGAGGAGAGTAAAGAATATACAAGTCTTCATTTTGAAGAATTTTGGAATAGTTTACTAGATAAAAGAAGGGTTAATAAAAAGGGATGTTTAGAGAAGTGGAAAAAGCATGGGTTGGATATTGAAGCAGATAAAATTATCTCATGGGTAAAGTCTATGAATAATTCTAAAGAATGGAAGGAAGGGTTTAATCCAAGTCCAGAAGTTATTATTAATCAAAGAAGATGGGAAGATGGAGGAGCAACACAGCCAAGAATTAAAGGGAGAGTATTATGAATGAGATGACCGTAGGGCAGTTAATGGATAGACTTGTGATTACTAAAGAACAGGTTGATTCAGAAACAGGCAAGATAACCCA